TAATCTGCGGATGTGCGAACGGTGTCCAGTGATTGTGCTTGGCAAGATACTTGATGAGTTTGACATCTTTTTCTTTGAGTTGTTTTATGCACTCGTTGCTAAAGTGAGAACCAGATTCTTCTAATCTTTTTTTAGCAGCCTCATCAATTCCCCATTCGGACTCACTGGCAAACGAAACTCTGGCAGCGTTACATACAGTCAGGTCGCTACCCATGTGATCAACCAACTCAACGTGTCCGTGGTCTAATACTTTCATGTCGCTCTCTTGTTCTTGTCTGGTTTGAAATCTTTACCACCATTCAAATCACGATACGACTCAGCAATAATTCCCCAGTCTTCTCTACTGATGTGTTTTGGATGTCCCCACAACCATCCATATTGCAACACTGCACCCAACGCTTCCTTCAATCTTTTTTCATTCATACTTTTCTCCAATCACGAAATCTCAGTGTTGCTTTTAATCCACTAAATGTGTTCTCATTAATCATCTTCTGTATTTTACGGGTGGACATTTTGTATGCAAGGTCGTTGATGTCCTTCTCGTCAATGTTGTCTGGCCAGATGAACACATCTCTTCCCATTTCAATCAACTTCTCAACGTATGCAATCACTTGTCGGTTGCGTGGTTCATTGTCCATACACCAAGTCATCTCGGAATCTACGAACCGTGCAGGGATATTCTTCAACGCACCTGCACCGACGATTGCAACACAGTTCTGGAGGAACATAGAATCGATTGGTCCTTCTACCACATACACTCGCTTCTTGGGATCTGCTCTCCACATTCCATACCACAACCGCTCAATACTTTTGTCGCCTTTTACCGTAATATACTTTAGGGTGTTTCTTGCATTGTTCTCATCTGCCATATTTAATGCACGACCCTGTGCGCCCACCACCGTTCCGTGACTATTGAAAAATGGAATCACTAATCTTGGTTCTGCACCGACAGCAAGACAATCAGGATCCAACTCTTTCATAAACGTACCAAAGTCGGCAGTGTAATAGAGATACTTCCAATGTTGCTTTGGAATTATTCGTATGTTTGCGAACTGCACGGCAGGATGATCTTCTGGAAGACTATTGAGAGAATCCAACGACTCTAAGATTTTATCTTTCTTCTTGAATTTTGGTTTTGAGTCTTTAAATCCGAACAATTCTTCTTCCTTGGGTTTCTTATAATTTGATCTACCGTTTTCACCGTTTCGGTATCTCTCTAGAGAATATTCTTTACAGAGAGAAGGTGAAACTTCCTTTAAGAAATTATATAGACTCAAACCCACCCCACAGTTGTGACATTTATAAAAGAAATCATTACCTTTTTGGTAGAAATAACCTCTCGCTTTGTTCTTGTTCTTTGTTGAATCTCCGCAGATCGGACATCTAGTATTTGCAAGATTATCTTTCTTCCATGCAAATCTTTCCAGTTGTGGTGAAATCATATTGATGAATTTCTTGTCTATGAATGTACTCATTATATGTTCCAACTACTGAATTTTTCTTTAGACCCCTTAAACTTTTCATCAAAACTTTCACCATCAAATCCAGAACCCAAAGTTGATGTGCTACTTTGATTTGATTGAACCAATCCAAATTGTTGATCTTTCTTAACATCATATAATTTCATCTTGGCGCGATTGATGCCAAGTATGAATTTCCTATTTAACGCAGTATCGTTGTAACGATTCTTCAATTGCTTCACAAGAACTTGATTTTGTTCATCCAGTTCTTCCGTTGCAATCAACGCAAACATAAAGTCCGCAGTAGCGGGAAGTCCAAACGACTCTGAAGTATCTTCAAGACTCACATCGGTGCTTGAAAAACCAGAACGATTTGTTTGTGTTGCAGACCAAATGGGGACATTATACTCCACTGCAAGTCCCCGGAGTTCTTCCGCAATAGACTTGACATATTGGTATGTGTTTATGTTACCACCACTCTTCAACCTAGAAGATGCACAAATGTTCAGATAATCAATAAAAATGATATCTGGTTTAAATTTCTTTTTCATTGTAAGTTCATCCAACAAAATCCTAAAATGATTTGAATTTGCTGTTGCAGTTGGATATTCTTTGATGATTAATTTACCAGTGATTCCAGCAGTCTTTGTATTTAATTTTTTATCATATATTTGCTTTGGAAGATCCTTAAGATCGTCCATTGTAATATCCATAAGATTTGCATCAATTCGTTCTGCAATTCTTTCTTCTGCCATTTCACATGTGATATACAACACATTCAAATTTTGACTCAAGCAATTTGCTGCATGATGACACATAAACAAAGACTTACCAACACCAGTTCCTGCCATTACTATGTTTAGTGTTTTTTGTGGAGTCCCACCACCCGTAATTCTATTGAAGAAATCTAAATCAAAGGAAACTTTTTGTTCAACTTTGTGGTAGAATTCGTATCTTTTATCTGAGTCTTCGATGTAGTCGTGTCCGATGTGGGTGTCAAATGAGACCGAGAGGGCGTCCGAAAGGATGTGTGGGATTGCAGTCTCTGTCTTTGACGCCGACTTCCCATCGATGATGTGAATGGATTCCATGATGGCATTATACACCGCCTTATCTTTACAAAACTGTTCTGTTTCTGTTAACAACCAATTTAAATCTGGAAACTTATCCTTCTTGTTCAACGAAGAAATTAATTCAGTAGCATTTTTATATTCATCTTCAGTTAGGTTATTATCTTTATTTAAACTAATTGATATTGCTTCCATAGAAGGAAGCGTATTATATTCTATAATAAACTTTTTTATGATAGAACATATTAATTTATCTACTCCATTAGAAAAATATTCTAATTGAATAAAAGGAACAACTTTTCTGGAATATTCATCATTGAATAATAAATTTTCCAATATTACAGATTCAATTCGTCTTTGATCCATTTAGAAAATCACCCTCAACTTCTTCTATTTCTTTTGAAAGAACATCAACCAAAATATCACCAAGACAATTAATAAACTCTTGATTTTCTTGTAGCCCCTCTGGTTTATTATCTATCTTATAGGTAAAATTACATTGAACATCATCATCAACTTCTCTAAAATTAACTTTACCAAAAGTAAAAGTAGTATCAATATACTTACCGTCCAATATTGTTATTGGAACAGTATATTTCTGCTCTTCGCCACCGGCGACATTTTGACTCTCATCATATTCATATTTTGCTGTCATTTGTGTGCTTCCTTCTAGAAACTGAAGACTCGTTATTAGACCAATCCCAATCACCTCTCACTTTTTTATTTTGTTCCCAAACAGATTTTAGGATTATAGGATTGATTCCGTGATTTTCCATTGTTGAAATTAATGCGTTTATGTCTTTTGGAAAACATACACCACCGAAACCATATTCTCCATCATGACCTGGAACTTGCATATGCGATTGTGCTATCCTACCATCACTCACCATTCCAGACATTATATTTTCCCATTCAACATTATCAATTTTGTTTACTAACAGACACAACTCATTGAAAAACATAATCTTTGTTGCAAAAAAACAATTAGCAGAATATTTTATTAATTCAGATTCATTAGAATGCACTTCATAAACGGGTGTGCCTGGAAATCTATCTTCTAATAATTCCCTCACCTGAGATGTGTATTTATTCTGCCCATCAACACCACCCAAGATATTTCTAGTTGAACAAATAAAATCAGAATTTGCTGTTCTAGCAGTTAAAAATTCTGGGCAATGGACAAGGTTAGGTAAACCGTAAAGTCTAGATAATTTTTCTGTTGTTCCCACCGGAACAGTAGATTTTATAATAAATACCTGATCCTTTCTGTAAGAAATTGTTGAGAAGAAATCGTGCATTATAGACAAATCTGCTTCTCCACCCTCTGCTAAAGTCATAGGTGTTGGTAAACAAACAAAAACATATTCAGCGTCTAAAGTTTCCTTTAGGGTGTTGACTCTTTTTTTAATATCTTTATCATATACAAAAAGATCACGATATGTTGTGAACCCATTTACAATGGCACCACCAACGAACCCATTGCCGACAATTCCGATTGTATTTTTACTTATCATTGTTTTCATCCTCCTGCGTTTCTTCAATTATATTACCATACTTAAATTCCTTTTCAACCGCCTCTTCTAATTTAATCATCACATCTTCAGTAAAATATTTTTCAGGTTCACTGTTGATTGACTTTTCAAATGCAGTCTTTCCATTTGGTAATTCAATTCGAGTAGAAACCTTCTTGAATATATCATACTTGACTGCAATTGGTACTAAACCGTAATAAGGATTAAGTCCAGTGTCATAATTCAACCGCACTTCTACCTCTTTGTTCTCTTTGGTAAATCTACCCTTAAATAATTTACACTTAATAATATTACCAACAATATCTGTTCCGTCTTTCTCTTTCTTCTTTGAAAGATAGACAATCGTAGATGCGGCATACTTAAGACCAGAACCACCACCCATCTCCTTCATCGGAACATATGCACCAACAACTGAGTAGGTATGGTTTGTCATAATAAGAGGAATTCCTGCTTTACCAAGTTTCAATGTAAGAACACGGAATGTTGCTTTGATAACTTGGGCGCGGGTCATGTCACGGGTGGACTTACCTTCTGCGGTGTCATTCATTTCCTTCTCGGTGGAAAGCATACCAAGCGAATCAAGAATAACAAACACTGGTTTGCTATCTTTCGTTTCAATATACTTGTCAACGATGCTGATTGCTTGATATCGGAAAGTCTCTACCGTAGCAACAGGGAATACTGCAACTCTTGACGGGTCCATACCTCGTTCTGAAATCATATCTGATGTAACAGCAGACTCAGTATCAAAGTATAGAATGACACCATCTGGATTATCATCAAGAAACTTCTTTGCCATTCCTAATGCAAAATATGTCTTTCCTGTTGCGGACTCACCTGCTAGTGCCATAATTTTGTTGTTTGGAATACCACCATATAGTGAACCAGATAACAAAGCATTGAATGCATATGAACCAGTATCAATAAAACCTGTGACATCGCTTCCTTCTATTCCATCAGAAGCAACACCTGCATATTCGTTGCCTGAACTTTTGATGATGTCCTTTAAAAAATCACTCATTCCTTTTCTCCTAATCCAAAAACTCGTTAACTTCTTCTTCCGTCATGTTTTCATAGAACCAAGGAAACCACATCTGTCTACTATCATGTGTATCCATAAAAGAAAAGGTTAATTGTTCAACAAAAATTTCAATCATAATTCTTTTTCCATTTGTTTTAGGGCATAATTTAATTCTGTGCATCTATCTAGTGTTTTTTGATAAATTTGTTCAGGACATTCTTTATCTTTTTGCTGAGAGATCAAGAGTCTCTTGTCTAACTCTAGTTTCTCTCTTAAAATTTTTCTAATAAAAATTTTTACTTTATATTCTATCATGCAAAAAATCCTTCCAGTGTGTTGATATGTTTCCAATTCCATCCGATCTTTTCTAGGATACGATTGATTGGTTCAAGGAATGATTTTTCAAACTGAACGTCATAATCAACAAATTCTCCAAGATTAAACTCTCTAGGAAGACTGTTCGGGAATGCAATTATATGATCCTGTCCTGCAACCCCCCCAAGAGGATTTGGTTTTATTAGATGTAAAAACTTAATCTTATCCCCATCAATAATCCTACGATACTTCTTACCCAATCCAAATTTATCTATGTAATAATTGTAAATTAAACTTCCCTTCACTGCTATTGGTGTTGATTTTTTATAAATGCTTCTCATATCAGAATACTTATCCATCCCATTTACCCCTCGGGGGAATGCAATATCTTCTGGTGTAAACGTCTTAAACTTCTCTCTAAACCCTTCAATGAATTCAATCACTGTATCCTCGTCTGTCGTAAGAATTAACTTAATTGCTTCCTTCAATGAATCACGAACAACTTGTGGTGTAGAACTGCGAGTCGTTTCAATACCCATGATCTTCTGCTTCGGTGGATCATAACGAACACCTTCCGAATCATGCACACGCATCATGTATCGTTTCTTTGCAGTCCATACCCCCTTGTCTGCAATGCACTCTCTGTCCATCACCATCTTATTTTCATATGCGTTCATCAATTCTGCGAGTTCGTCGTATTTCTCTTTGATGAATGGGAGGATGATTTCTTCTGAGGATTTGTTGAGGAATTCGACCACCTCCTGCTCGGTTTTAGCGGGAACCACTTTGTCCACAAGATTCCCAAGACGCAAATAGACAGAATCTGTATCACTAGCGACAACATAATCATAATCCTCCGTTCCAATTGTTTTATTCAAAAATTTATTAAGTTTATCTGCAATCCATCGGATGCTCAATTGTCCTGATAAAGTAATTGCTTCTGCCATTGCAACATCATAATAACGAAACCATTCATTACCAATTGCACCATAAGCAGAGTTCAACTGAATCTTACGAACCAACTGGAAGTTGTTATACTTCGCAATCTCCTTATCAAGTTTCTGACACATCAATCCTTTGCCCATTGCTACTGTATTGGACTTTACAACTTCCTGTCTCTTCTTCTGACACTCAATCATCTTCTTCTTATACATCTTACGATCTTTGTAAAGTTTTCCCATGAGTGCAGGAAGAAATCCTTGGTGTTCTTTTGTGTAACAGGTTCCGTTTGCTGCAATTGAATAATTATTTTTCTTACATCTTTCTAGTGTTTCCCTTCCAACATCACTACCACTCATAATTGAATTTGGTGTAATTCCATACTGCTGATCCATATCAATTTTTGTTTCTGGACTAATATTATACTGCATAATAAGGTGTGGGTAAAGTGAGTTTAGGTCAAACGACACAACCCAATCATGCATCCCAACAATTGGTTCTTTCACATATGCACCTGCATATTGAGAATCTTTCTTTCCTACTGATTTGGGTGGAATGACAATGTTGTGTTCCATGAGATAATGGTAGATGATAGAGTCCCAAGTTCGAACCTGTCCAAACACATCCATGTAATTTACTTTGGCAGAATATGCAAGTGATACTGCAAGTTCTAACAACTTCATCTTATCTTCAAGTTTGCTGATGAGTTCAACATCCTTGACATTATATTCTATAAACTTCTGAAAGTCTTTTTTGTAAAATGTTGACATACTATCATACTCATCATATGATAATTTATTTTCACCCAACTCCACAAATGCAATATGATCAAGACGGTATGATTCTTGGTTGACATATGTGAATGTTTGGTAAAGTTCATAATAATCAAGAGTAGAAACACCAGAAATCTCATAAGTTTGATTCTCACGATTCATCTTCTTGACGTTTCTCTCTTTAAGAAACTTCCAAGGTGATAGACGTTTTGCTGATGTCTTTCCAAGAACCTTAGTAATACGATTGACAAGATATGGAATATCAAAAAAACGAACATTCCAACCTGTTACAATATCAGGTGATTCAAACTCCCATGTAGAAAGAAAAGACTCAAGCAACTCTTCTTCCGTTTCAAACTGAAACTGTCTCAGTTTTCCGTCATATGGTGACTCTGCAAGATTGAATTTTCCTAAACCAAACACATAAATCCATCCATTAAAATCTACGGTGATTGCATTAATTTTCTCGTCTGCATCGTCTGGACGAGGAAATCCATGTTCAGATTCACATTCGATGTCAATATTTGCAACTTTAATTTTAGAAAAGTCATAATCAACTTCTCCTTTATAATTACTACCGATAAATTGATAAACAAAATCACTATTACCAAATATATCAAAACCCCCAACACCCTGATATTGGTTAATGAATTCTCTAGTCTCTGGAATATTTCCCGGTTTGATTGGTTCTACATAAAGACCATCGAGTGTTCTGAACTTGCTCTTTTCCTTTGCAGGAATAAACATAGTAGGATGGAATTGTTCTTGTCTTTGAAAACAGTTACCATCCTCATCGATACCACGATAGAGAATATATTTTCCTCGTTGTGTTACATTAGTATAGAATGTCATATTACATTAAAACTTTACCAGCAGAAGGTCCAATATAAAAATCTAGATATTTTGCAAGGTCGGGATCATTAAACGATGGAATATATTCTGTTTCCTCTATAGTTTTGTATAGTATATCCTTAATTTCATCTTCTCCCAAGAGAAATTTATCAAATTTCTTTTTATTGTCCTTGTTCTTAATATAACAGAAATGCCACAGAATAGGATCTATCGGTAGATCTAATTCCATATGTCCTATGAAATAATTTCTAACTCTACTATTTGTAGACAAATTATATGGAATACCACCACATCTATAGAACCTATGCATCCATCTCAAGAAAGGAAGACATAAAACCTTTCTTCCTTCTTTTCTATATTTTTCGTGGATGTATCCTTCTTCCCCACCAAACTCTCTAAATTTTTCATTGAAACTTAACCATTCATCCTTTTTACAGGCAAACAAACCTAATCCGTGTGCGGGAATTTCAAATGGTTCATCATCAACATTATAACCTAAATTGTCATGGCTTGCCCACGTTCCGAGCATACCTCCCCGCCATCTCATTTCCATGTGGGTGCTGATGTTGTTAACATATTCCCCAGATTTTAATTTCATTTTATTTGAAAGTTGTTCCCACAGAAGCGGACCATGTAACAAATCTTTCGTGTTTGGGTTATTGTCAAAATATTCTATCAATCTATGTAAAGAGTTAGGATAAAGCATAACGTGACAATCAACACAAAGAACATATGGTGTGTTTGCATTCTCAAAGATTTTATTCCGAATAGAACAACCAGTATATTCATCAAACGTAATATACCTACCATTAGGTACAGATTCTTTCATGAATTTCTTAGTCATTCTTCCGTCTTTTGATTTGGGGTTGTTGTCAATAACAAGAAATTCAACATCTTCCATTATATCAGAATGATACAAACGAATCGATTGAATGGTAAAATACGTCCCATTAAAATCATCATAGGTACACATACCAATTGTTAATTTACGTTTCTTATCCCTCATTTTTGTCTTTCAGATATCCACTAAACAAAACCATATAATTAATAATATCAACCACCGCATCGTGGTAACTTTCGTTGTCAACCTTCAGGGTCCCAGCAGATGTGAACGTTGAAAGTCTTGACAATTTATCACAAACCCGTACAAGAAATCCTTGCTCCGTGCTACAGATTCCCATATCCTCTGAACGAGTAAAATTTGCAAAAGGAGTGTCCCCACCTTCTCCTGCATAATCATGATTTTTCTTTTCCATTAACGACAATGCTTCATCACAAAGTTTCTTGTGATGCTCAAACAATTCTTTACGATTCATTATATTTTCCTTGCTTCATAATCATGTTTCCTGCCTTTCCAGGCTCGGTTCATTTCGTCTGCTTCTTTTGCTGCATCACGGCGTAATCTAAATCTTGACTTTCTGGTCGGTGAGTCCATCATCCATTTCTCTAAAGACATCACCCAGATTCCCCAAGGTTTTGATTCTCTTTTCACCATCAAGTCACTCCGGTGCTACCAAAACCACCGATACGTTCGGTAGTCTGCTCAGGTTGTATTGTAGTCTCTTTTAGAGAATAGTCAAGTGTTTTCTGGAGTTCCCCTTGTGCTATCCTCTCTCCATGTTTGATACGAATCATATCGGCACTGGCGTTATAGAGCATCACATATGTCTGGTGATAGTAATCAGAATCAATGATCCCCTCACTATTTGGCATAATCAATCCTTGCTTGAGAGACACACCTGACCGGGGATGGAGGCGAACAGAATATCCTTCTGGGATGTCAAAGATGAGTCCTGTTGGAACAAGCACTCTTTCTGCTGGATGAAGTTCAACGCCAGTATAGAACGTACCACCACCACCGGCCCACATCTTGACCTCTCGTTCTTCCTTCTTGTTGTCCATCGTATAAACCACCACCTTTGGATTAGGTCGTGATGAAACGATCTTCTCTCCGAGGTGTGCATAAATGTCAAAACAGGCTGCACCATGAGTCGCAAATTCTGGCGCAATGACATCTTCATATAATTTGTAGTATTTTAACATAATATAAGATCCTTTTCTAACTCACTGAAATTCTTTCAATTATTATACTCATCCATACGCCTTTACAATAACTTTTCCGTCTGCTCCACTTCCTGAAGCGGGATTCGTTGACTGGCCGTTTGCTCCACCACCACCACCGCCTGGTGAGTTTCCGTTGTCAGAATCTGCGCCAAGTGGAGAACCGTGGTTCCCGCCTGATCCTCCATTTGGATCAGCACCATCACCCCCATCACCGCCTTGGCTCCCACTCTTGTCTCCGCCAGCATTTCCACTTGTGTTTGTGTCTCCGTTGGTTGCCGCTCCTGCTGCACCTCCCGCAGAGTTGCTCTCACTTTCTCCACCACCACCGCCACCTGCGACTACACTACTAAATGTTGTAATGGTAGACAATCCCCGTGAGTGTATGCTGAGTGTTGTATCTCCACCTGCTGAACCTGCTGTATTGTCAGCACCTCCACCCCCACCTGCGCCGACAGAGACTGCCAATTTATCACCTTCTTGCATGTCCGCATCACCATAATAAGTTTTCTTGAGGTATGCTCCACCACCGCCACCGCCGCCTGCCCTGTAAGTGTATCCTCTGCCTGAGGCTACTGCTTTAGTTCCACCACCACCACCGCCTGCACCCCACATTTCAATTTCAAGATAGCGTGTGCCTGCGGGAATGTCATAAAGTTGACCTCCTGTAGAAGTGATGGTTCCTGTATCAATTAGTTGATACTCTCTTGTGCTTGCTGCTCTGCCTGCACCTAAACTCACGAGAAGTTGATCCCACCAACAAATCCATAAACGGTTGTTCCTGCATCGATTGACATAAACGAAAGAATGTCCACACCAGATGCTGTGAGTGCAGGAGCATTATCACCCGGCCATTTTACTGCGGAATGCCATGTTAATGTGTGTGCGCCACCGTTTGTAACAATAAGAGTAACTGTTCCTGATTTACCAGATGCGGGCCAAGTGTCAAAGTCAATTTCGCAATCACCACCAACAGTTACAGTCTGAACATTGCCGTCATCATGTGCGATGGTTCTATCATCAGTTATAGTTCCAATTGCGTTTACAGTTTCAGAATAATCTTTAAGGTTTGGTCTTACAACATCAGTATCCGCAAAGTTTGCCCCAGTTGATGTTATATTGAGAACATCTGTACCGCCTGCTTGTAAGGAAATATTGTTAGTTGTAAATTCTAAGTAAGTATCAGTATCTTCAGCATGTCGAAGTTTTTGTTTGATATCAATGGCGGTTGCACCTAATTTGATTTGTCCACCACTTGCATTCATATAAATTGATTCGGTGTCACCTTCAACTTTGATGTAACCTTGATCTGTCATGATAATATCACCATCAAGATGAATATCACCACCACTGGTTATTCCTTGATCAGCATACAATCTTCCACCACTAACACCCACAACTCCACTTGAGGGTTGCAGAGAAATGTCACCTGCACCTGTCACGATGTTAGCATCGGTCGCATCGTGTTCAATTCTGATATACTTGTCTGCATCATTGCTTTGACCGGTATACACATAAAAATTTGGATTGGCGTGAGTAACGCCAGGGCATCTAAACGACGTTCCTATATGACTGGAATGTATTAGTGCAAAGGCACCAGCACAATCGTCAGTTACATCACCAGGCTGCACTCCTACTTGAAGTGTGTTATTCCCTGTGGTGCAATGTCTGAATTTGGAATGTGAACTACTTCCCATGTTGATATCTCGATCATTGTTGACTCCTAAGTCAGACATAAACAGAACATTAGACCCACCAGAATCATCAGAAGCCTTTACTGTATCAATCTTGACTCCATATCCCCAACTACTGAAGTCAAAGTTGAGTCCGTAATCAGTGGCACTTGTTCCCTCTGGCATCATCCTGACATTGTAGGCACTTGGGTTACTGATGTAATCATTATTTTGTAACACGATGTGGCCACCACTGGTTATTCCTTGAGCAGCATATAATGCACCAGAAGCAGTGATCCCACCATGAACAGTTACTTCATCAAATGTTGCACCACCAGCAGACATTCCTCCTGCAACATGGAAAAGTTCTTGGGGGCCTTGGGTATTGACATTGATTCCAACACCAGAATCATTTGCAAAAATAGGATATAAGCCGGAAGGACCTCTTACTTTAAAATTGTGGCCAGAAGAAGTATCATAATTGAATATTGACTCTGCTCCAGACATGAATAATTCTGTGTTACCATCAATCACTCCTGTTATATTACCATCAGTTTTGAGACTAATACCACTCGCAGACTTAAAGACGCCACCAGTTTCTATAATTGTATCACCTACAGTTATGTCATCACCACTTGTTATTCCGCCGGCAGCATACAATCTTCCACTTGCAGTAATACCCCCACGAACATCTAAAGTTTCTGTTGGACCAGAGGTTCCAATTCCAATTTTATCTCCAGCATAGAAAAAGGCAGTAGCACCCTGAATGTTGGAACCTTTTTCATAATAATATGCAATCTCACCAGTAAGTCCCTCTACATTACCAGTTTCAGTAGCAGCACTTCTTTCCCATGCAACACCATTCCACTTCCATATTTTGTCTATGTAAGTGTAAGTCTGATTTAATGTTGGTGATGTTGGAAAACTAATAGACATATGTGTTTCTCTTTATAGTATTTATCAAAATTCTATCCACGAAGATTGAGCATCAGAATATGTAAATAACTTTCCCGTATCCACATCGTGCCATCTATCACCGTTTGATGGGTTCGTCGGTTGGCCAGATTTTCCTGCTTCTGTAAATGTTCCTGTGTCCGTGAATGTTAATTCTATATCTTTTCCTTTTCTTTCTAAGGCAACTCCACTACCTTTAAAGATTAGGTCTGAAACCGATTTCAATAAGTAAATATCATTAGATTCAGTTCTATCTCGTACACCAACAGCACCACCACCTGCAAGTGCAACCCAATCTATATTTTGTGCTTGTGCTGGAGGAACACTAAGCATTTTCTGTAGAACCTTTGTATCTACACTTATTTTCTTTCTGTCTTTATCATATTTTAATGGAAATTGTGCAACTACAATTCCATCGTCACCAATCTCTCCCGCTTTACCATCTTCACCATCTTTTCCATCTTTACCCACGATTCCGGGTGGTCCGACCTTACCGGGAATACCTCTATCTCCCTTTATTCCTTTCTGTCCTCTTTTTCCTTCTGTTCCTAAATTTCCCCTTTCGCCCTTTACACCTTTCTGCCCTCTTTCACCTTGTGTTCCTTGGGGTCCAATTTCACCTTGTGTTCCTTGGGGTCCAATTTCACCTTGTGTTCCTTGGGGTCCAATTTCACCTTGTGTTCCTTGGGGTCCAACTTCACCTTGTAACCCCTGTTCACCTTGTGTTCCTTGGGGTCCAACTTCACCTTGTAACCCCTGTTCACCTTGTGTTCCTTGGGGTCCAACTTCACCTTGTAACCCCTGTTCACCTTGGGATCCAACTTCACCCTGAAGTCCTATTGGACCTTGCTCACCAATTTGGCCGGGAATGCCTGGTGATCCTTGATCCCCCACTTCACCGGGATGTCCTATATACCCCCTTGGTCCTCTGATTTCTTTATTTTCAGTAGAAATTGGTTTATGCGTGGGTACAGAATCTGTTGTTTCTTCTACAACATTCTCATCCTCATATATCTCATCGTTTTGAGAATAATCTATAAATCGTCGTATTCTACCCATAATAATTATTTATAGTATCTTATTTCTTTCTTTTTTTCGAGTTATTGTTTTGATTAATCTTTGTGCTTTTCTTTTCCCTAGTTCTGCTTTCTATCTTTTTTTGCCTCTTTTTATCTTTTTCTTCAATCTTCTTTGATAATTCAATTTGGGCGGCTTCAGATTGAATTTTCATAACAATTTCTTCATATTGTTTAAAATTATCTATTATTCTCTGACGATGTTCTTCTGGAACTAAATTGTCCTCCAAAAGTTTTTTACATGCATGATACCCAACATGAGGTTTTCCAGCATAATATGCCGTTGCAGCAACTTCATCTAGAATTTGCCAACGATAAACATCATCGCTGATGAAAAGTATATCATGTTCGGGGTATGGTATCTCTAAAGCCATTCTTGCAAAAAGATATGCCAATCTTGGTTTATCATGTACCTGACGATATAACCTAGCAATCTGATAAAGAGGTTCCGCTCGGACTGGTCTATAATCATAAGCATTTAAAAATGCTTGTTGTATTTCTGGCCAAGTTTTATCAAGAAGTGCATTTAATATTGCAACACGAAAGTAAGAATAATAAACCTCCTCTTCCCAACCACCCATTTGTGTTCTTTTAGAATATGCTTCTAATGATTTTTCGTATTGCTGGGAATCAAAATAACTTTGTGCAAGATAAAATTGATACCGAGAATTATCCGGTTCAGTTTTCAACGCTTCTTCGAGTTGATTAGCATCTTTAGTGTATTTTTCTTTAGTGGTGATGCCTACATTTCTAGCACCTTCCGTTCTAGCGGTTATGGAATATTCACCAACAACTTTATCTGTGTTTGGTGTTCTTCCACCACATTCTGCGTATTCATGAAGAACCCCAATATAATTCCAACCAATTCCCGTCTTGAAAATTTGTGTCCTCCACCAACTAAAATCATCCCTACCCAAACGAAGACTATATGCATCTGCATTCATGTTTTCAGGAAAATTAAAATCACCACTGATATAATCATCAGCATCAATCATCCAAGCGTAATCTGCTTTACCATCACAATTCCTGAGTGCTTCAGTTCGACTTCCTATGTTTCCAGCATGATCACCAAATCCCTTCCAATCAGAACGATATACTTCACCCGGAATACCATGTTCTTCCATGAACTGTTCTATTAGTTCTGGTGTACCATCATCAGAACCTGTGTCTGTGACATCATATCGGTCAATGTATGGTATCATTGACTCAAGACAGTCTTTAATAATATGAGTTTCATTCTTCACAATCATACAGAGTGTGATTGTTTTATCTTTTGGTGTTTTCTTCATATCAAATACCGTTTTCTAATCTCTTTAGAATATTCTCACATGTTCCTTCGAGGGTAAAGTAATTATCATATATTTCTTGTAATTTATTCTTCATTTTCATATATTCCTCATCATCAATATTATTCAATCTGTCATATAAATTATTTATATCAGATTCAGAAACCAAAACACTAAACTCTTCCCAATTTAATTCATCACTCCAAGGTAGATATAAATCATTACTAACATAGACTGGAATTGCACCCAACTGCATAACTTCATATAGTCTAAAACTTGTAGGTCCATATCCTCTAGGACACAACGCAAACTTACTTCTGTTTGTTGTATCAATGAAAGTTTTTAAATCATCATCTCCAACTGAAATATTCCACCCACCCTTGTCTTTTATTATGACATCCTCTTGTGTTAATGTGTTGACTATTTCTTCTCTAACAGGATGAGTTGTTGAACCCACAAATGAAACTAAAATATCTTTTTCTTTTGTTTCTGTTTTTGGTATATTTCCACAAACAAGGGGTATTGGAACAACAGAACATGTACCAGAGTAATTACCACCAGCAGAAAATATTAAAGTATTCTTGGGAACTTTATGAAGAGGAGCATCTGCATATTGGCATATTGTAAAATATTCATCTTCTTGATTAACTGCATTAAAAATTTCTTGCATATAATGAATTCTTGAACCGCGATCAATGTTATCTTCCCACTCTGGATATAAACCATTATTATAACAACTAGTCCAGAAAACAGGCATATATTTTCGTTTTAGTTTAGAAAACCTTTCTTGATTTCTTTCTGCAAAATCAAGGAAATATTCTTCCAAATACAAACCAGAATGATATGGTGGGTATGTTGGATACGATGGTTTTGGTCTTAATATTTCATCTATGCTAATTGTTTGCATTTATCAATCCAATCCTCTAACACCACAGAAGATTCCCATTTTAAAATATCATGTGCCTTTGAACAATCGGAAAGTGTTTCCCTTGACTCTCCAGGCCTGTCAGGAATATAAACAAACTCTGCATCTTCTCCTCCAACTAGGCGAACAATGTCATGGATATTATGATTCGTTCCCGAACCGATATTAAATATTTCACCAATAGCATCCTTATTATCTGTAAATGCTGCCAAAATATTTGCTTCTACCACATCAGAAACATGAGTGTAATCTCTTCGTTGCATACCATCACCGACCACTGTCATTGGTTCTCCGTTTGCATGTTGTTTTTGAAAAAGACCAATAACTGGTGCATACTGTCCACTGGTTGGTTGTCTTTCTCCATAAACATTGAAGTATCTAAAAGTTACTGTCTCTAACCCAAACAACTTCGTGTACATCTGACAGAGTTCTTCTCCAGATGTTTTTGAAACTGAATATGGATTTAAACAATCCTTCCTCATATCTTCTTTGTTTGGGATTGGATTTACCAAACCATATGCAGAAGATGTTGAAGAGTATATAACTCTCTTCACACCATTCTTTCTTGCAGCCTGTAATATATTACAAGTACCAAGAACATTTGTTTTTACTGCAAGAACGGGGTCTTCGATTGTAGGTTGAATTCTTGATTCTGCTGCCAGATGGAACACATAGTCTACACCTTCTAATAATCTTTCTATCAGATCATATCCCGAATAGACTCCACCCACATCCCACGGATAATATTTTGCTTTGTCGTTGTAATAAAAACTTTCATGTGCATCTGATGATTGATTATCAATAACAAGAATTTCATGCCCATCATCCACTAGTCTATCAACTAAATTTGAACCAATGAATCCCGCACCACCTGTAACTACTATTTTCATATCAATCCTCGTTAATGTAATCTATAATTTCTTTCAACTCTTCTTCATATACCCACGAAGGTCTTAGAAGATTTGCTTCTATCATTCCACCGGTAGTAAGGGCTTCCCTGTCCCATTCGCCCCAAGCGGGCCCGTTTGGAACGTTTGTAGAATTTACCCAATCATAATGAATGTTTGCTACATGACGAACAACATTTGTCGTCATCGACAATCTTTCTTCTCTGAAACGATTCATAAGAACACGCAACAAGGACTCATCCGAAAAATAGATATTATCTCCAGCAAATGGATCTGGTTTATTGTTTATTGATTCGTTTGTATCATATACCTGCAAATTTTTCCAACTGTTTATTAATTCAGTATATGATAAATTTTCTGGATTGATAATTCTCTTAAATAGATACCCTTCTGCGGTAGTGGGTGCCATTGGGAATCTACCATACGGCGAACCTCCGTATACTTCGGGAACATGAACACACAACATGGTGTCCTTTTTCCTTTGTTCAACTAATTTAATAAAATATTCTCTTTGGAGGGGTAAACTATCCACATCATGAAGCAGGCACACTGCATCACCTTGTTCTGCGGCAACAATAAGTCTACCAACCTTTCCTAGATTGCAAGGGCTTACCCCCTCAACCAAAGGTAAAAATGTTAAATTAACTTTAGATCTTTCTGCCATAGTACGCATATATTGGTATACTCTTGAATCAAGAGGTAGACCAGTCTCAGGATTTACTTCACAAACAAACCCCAATTCAATGCCAACTTCTGGGAAAAATTTATGCCATGCTTTTGCTATTAATGGAACAAACGGAAGGAACAGTGGATTTTCATCACAACTTAAAACTACTTTATCAAACGGTACTTCACTCATTTATCTTTCCTTATTAGGTAATACTCTCTGACATTTGGATATTCTCCACACGTTTCATAATGTTATCATACATTCCACTAAGACTAAAGTATTTGTCATAAACTTCTTCAAGTTTATTTCTCATTTGTTTTTTTGTTTCTTCAGTCATTGAATTGAGTCGATTGTAAATGTCGGGTATTTCTTCTTGATTCACTAAGACACAAAATTCATTCCAGTCCAATTCGTCTGACCACGGTAAATAATGTTCATCAGAAAGTTCCGGGCAAGTTTCACCAGAAACATAAACTGGAATTGTTCCCATTTGCATACATTCATACAGTCTGAAACTTGATTTACCATAACCCCGTGGACATAAACAGAATTCACTTCTAGATGTGATAGTTAAAAATTCTATAAGATCATTCATTGGAACATTTTCATTCCATTCTTCTCGACTCTCTACAACCACACGGTCATTTCCGTTTATAGAATCAATCGCTCGTCTTCTAACCGGATGTGTTTCTGAACCAATAAAAGAAACAAGAATATCTCTTTCTTCTATATCTGGTATAAGGTGGTTTGGAATTTTTGAACATATGAGAGGGATTGGTATACATGTATTTGGTCCATCATAATTTCCACCAGCAGAAAAAACCAATGTGTTTTCGGGCAATCTGTGCATTGGTGCATCGTCGTGTTGACTGACTACAAAATATTGTTTATTTGGGTCCATTGAGTTTAACTCGGATTGCAATGGTTCTTCATCGGGAATACCATCACGATATCTTCCGTGGGTTATATTTCTTTCAATATAATAGGGAGTCCAAAGAACTTGAATGTATTTTCTTTCTATGTCATTTTGTCTACCCTCTGCAACAAATCTCATTGCAAAATAATCCTCTAAATATGCACCATTAGCATACGGGGGATATATGGGATAGTTTGATAAAGGACAAAATGGGTTATCTCTATACAGTAACATTAATATAATACCTCCAAAATTGGGCTCTTGGATTGATCTTCTTGATATGCAACTTTTATTTTACTAGAAAATAAAGATAAGTCAAGATATTTCTTACCACTCGGGCCGGAAAGATATTCTGTTGCCCCATAGTGCTTACATATATCCACCAGCCTCTCTGTTCTTCTTAGTTCTGTGGGATGATCTAATACTATCTCTGTTGTGATATTTAACATCTTGCAAACTTTTCTTATTATGCTTACATTTGTTTCTGTTAAACTTTCATCAATACATTCATCAAAATTTTTAAGTATGTCAGAATACTCTGAAAGATTTGCCTTTATCTTATTCCAATCTTTTTCAGGAGAGAGATATTTCTTATCCACAATAGGTTCTAATCCTTTATTCACACTCATCGTATTCCATTTGTTGTTCATATTAAAACGATTTTGAAAATTATTCTTTTCAAATTGACAATTACACATGATAACAAAAATATCAGATTGTTCTATCTTTTGAAAGAACGGATACCAAGGCATAAAATTAGGTTGGTGTATTGATACTATCATTAAACAAGATACAAATCGCTATGTCTATTATTATCTATCTCCATGTGACATGGGTGATTTCCTTCAACGAAGTCAACACAAATCATGTGTTCTCCTTGTTTCCCCTGAACCACTGGAGAATATACCTTTTCATGATTTCCTAAAACTCCTGCCCACCAACCAAATGTAGAATTGGATCTATATAAAACATTTGAATTCATCAAAACAAGGAAATCATACAAAAAATCCCAATTCTCTCCTTTATGTTCAATATCCATTCTTCCTAAATCTGCTGGTTGCATAATCTCTTCACTAACTACAATTATATCTTCTTTGTTGTACCCATTTTCCAAACAGGTATTAACATAACACTCATGAGTTATAGTGCAAAACTGTTTTGCGTGAACAAAATCACCATGTCTGAGATGTGCGGCGACATAAAAATCTTTTGGTTTTACAAATAGATCTACAATTTCTTCTTTGAAGGTGAACCACTCTTTAACTTTCTTTATGTCCATGATGTCCAAGAACTTTTGATGTTGGAAGAAACCAAACATATCGATATTAATTTCACCGAATTGAATTTCATCCCCATCAGTCATAGGTAAAGGATTTGTTAGGACATTATCTTCAATTTTGAATATCTTTCTCCCTATCCAATCACTTGGTATTTCCAGAACACAATTATACTTATCTGCATAAGATTTAGCAAATGCATATTGGAATAATTGATTTCCAAATCTTCCGTTATTGCCTAAAGATGACATTTGAATTGTATTTGGTTGGTCTATTGAACTTATCACAGAAGCACCCGTGACTGTTCCCTCACGCCGTTGACAGTGGGTTGTGATCCATGTGGGTCGGTGGCAATAAGTATCACTTTTTTATCGTAAGTTTCACAAATCCAATTTGCAATCTCTGCTTCACTTTCTCTCCAAGTATCATCAACAATAACTGGTATGTCTTTAATTTTAAACATTTTATGATACTCACATATTTTTTTTCTGCTGTTAAAAAGAAGACCATCAATTATTAGTAAATCATAGTTGTCTGGTAACTGATTCTGAATACATTCCATATACTCCTTTTCATTTTTTTCTGAACAGTAAATATAGTTTGCTTCTTTGTACCAATTAACCCATTCTCTATCGGTTTCGATGCTGTAAAGATTCCATTTTCGAGAGAGATGGTAAGTGCTTACTTTACCAGCACCAATTTCCAATATGTTTTTTCCTTCTTCTATGTTATCAGATATCCAGTCATAACATTCTTGCACCATACCAGAACCACCAAAGGGGATATTCAATTCAGTCATTTTAATTTACTTTCATCAATTTGTTTTACATAAAGAGCATCACCCCAAGTGTCTCCGCTCCACTCTGTCAACACCCTAGTAAACCCATACTCAGATAAAAACGAATCCAACTCCTCAACTCTTGCACAATTCTCGTAAACTTCATCTCTATTTACTTCTGCATAAACATAATCTATAGTTTCTAAAGTTTTCTTTGCTCCTTTAAACACTTCTAATTCATAACCCTGAACATCTATGTTTATGAAATTATAATTGCTAAGATCTATGTCGCGTTCTTCTATGAAGGAATCAAGAGTTGTCATGTCAACTTCCTCTGTTCCCTCAAAATTAATTTGTGGATATTGTTCTAAATGTTTGGCAGGTTTCAGGATTGAAGAGGACATACCATAATATGGAACTGCTGTGTACATGTCTATCTTACGCGATTCATTTCCTAAAGCAAGATTATATGTTACATATCCGGCCTGACTAGACTTAATGCAACATGCTGCAAACGCCTCTTTTTGAGGTTCAAAAAATATACCATTTTGTATTCCGGCATTTTGATACTTTTCCACCTCCTGACCTGTGTGTCCACCAATATGCATAACGCCCTCTATCTTCATACCATACTCTACTATCATTTTGTCTAACGGGATAATCATGATTCAATCCTCCATCATGTGTTTAGTGTTATTCATCATGTGTTTAGTGTTATTTGTTTAATGTTGTTAACTATAAAATCAATTTCGTCGTTTGTCAATTCAGGATAACTTGGCAATAGTAAACACCTTTCTGATAAATTTTGAGAAACAGGATATGACTCAAAAGTTGACAGGTGTTCATGTTTATTTATCTGATAAAACATAGGTCTAGTATCAACTAGAAGAGAATCTAATTTATTTTTAATCTTCTCTTTTGTTTTCTTATCTTTAAATTTTGCACCATATAACCAACATGCATGATTTGTGTTGTTGTTCTCTTTTTGAACCTCTACCCCAACATCTTTTAGTCCAAGAGAGTATCTATTGAAAACCCTATATTTATTTTCCATTATTTCATCTGAATGTTTCAACTGACCATATAGCAAGGCGGCATGAACATTGGACATCCTATAATTATAACCAATATCATCATGCACAAATCTGCTTATTTGAGATTGTTCAGATGTGTGTTTAATATAATCATATACATCGGAGTCATTGGTAACTACTGCTCCTCCTTCTCCGGCAGATATGTTTTTGTTTCCGAAGAAAGAAAAAGCAGAACACAAAGAAGCAGAACCCACTAAATTATTCTCATATCTACCAAATAATGCTTCACAAGCATCCTCGACGAAAATTGCATTTGGATATTTTCGTTTTAGTTCAGGAACATTCACTACATTACCAAGATTGTGAACAACATAAAAAACATCCCCTTCGACATCCCCAATGTGCATATTCCATGTGTTGGGATCTGCATCAACAGGAAAAATTTCCAAATCAGACCTTTTATCAAACAACAAACTATTCCAAGCAGCGACATAACAATTGCTAGGAACTATTACTTTCGTTTTTGTTGGGTGAAACTTTTCAAGAACCTTTGACATTAAATGGCAAGATACAGTACCATTACAAGTGAGGTATGAATACTCCGTACCTGTCCTTTCACACAATAACTCAGAAGCAAGATCTTTATATTTTCCAATAGAAGAAATCCACCCACTATCTAAAGCGTCATGGGCATACTTTAATATTTCATTATTGAGATATGGTTTATAGATGGGAATCATATTAATCTAGTTTATCTGCAATTTTTATGGCTCTTTTGTTCCATATATTCCGATGATTTCATTTTACTTATTTCATTTTTGTAATTAAATCTCTCATCGTTCATTATATAAATTTTTCTAGACAATTCAATAAATTCTTCATCATATTCTTTTAAATATTCCTTCTCCCTAATCCTATCCTCAATGTCCCAAAGAGATAAATTTATCTTATGAAGATTTAGATAAGAATCTGTTTCTAATACATCCTCAAAACCAATCATGATAGATTCAAGATAAACCTTTTCTTTTTTCACATGTATCAATTTTAACGGATCTTCCAACTTTTCTTCTTTAATTTGTAAAATGGAAAACTTATCAAAATATTCACCTACTGAAACTTCAACTTTCATTTACTACCTCCCATTCCTTTTTAGTTTTACCAAAGGGGTGGGCCCCGAAAAAATCATGAAAAAACAATTTACCGTCAGTTGGTAAGTGATCCACAATTGACTTGAAAGAACTCTCTATTAAATGAATTTCTTTTGCTTCTTTGATTATCTTTACAAAATGAAAAATATTTTCGGATGTGTCGTTTCCAACAATGATTAAATCTTTTCTGTGATTTAAATCACGTTTAATGACAGAAGATGCATCATGAACGAAGATAAAATCCTCTCCTGATGGATTTAGTTTATTGAAAACTCTTTCCTCTTCTTCTGGATCAGGTTCGATATAGAATTCATCAAATTTAACATCATGGGGTAAATCCAACTGCTCATAGAATACTTCCCAACAATTTTTACCATCCTGATGGTCATAAAACTCATGTCCTACTTTTAATAAATGATAATCAATTTGTTTTTCTGCATACTCTATTACATAATCATACTCATTACCTTCAATTGGAATGATTTTAATTCTTTCATCATCCCTATACATGAAAGAAACCATTTTGACATTGTTCTTTTTCACAAATAAATCTATGCAATCATAATCTTTATGTTTTAGTATATGTCTAACCATACCATTACAGTCAATATGATCCCCAAGGCCTAGATGCTGGTGAAGTAATAATTTAGTCATTCAGTATCCTATCTGCATGAGTTTGAGTTAGCAAAAATTTCCTAGAACTGGAGAAATTATAATGTTGTTTTCTAATATAATCATAAAAATCTTGCTTCAGATTTTTCCACTCGTTGATAAATTCGCATGGAAGATTATCATTGTCGTAGATCATTTTTATATTACTTTTTAACATAATGGGAACAGTTTGAGTCAACAAACACTCATAGTTCCTATGAGTGTCCCATCCTGCACCCTCCAAACATATACAATACTTATATTTTGACAATTGTTCCAAATACTCGGGAAAGGGTAGCCTTGATTCCTGAACATCAACAAAAGGTAAAGTTCGGAGATATTTTATATGCTCATCTCTCACTGGATTATTTCCGACAGTATGATATGGCATCAGAAGTTTTTCGCTCTTGTCTCCAAACACCTTATTATAATATTCCTTTAACAATTCTTGATCACCACCGACTCTTTCCCGTTCCTCAAAACCAATCGGTAAGGGTTTTATTTTTTCATGTTTACACGGCGGGTTGGTACAATACCACTTCACCAACAAAGGAGAATTTAAAATATGCTCATAGTTTTCTATAGAATGGGAAGATACACCACTAACCAAAATGAAAGGAACTGTTATTAGAGGTAAAATTTTACGAGAAAATAAACCTTCCTTTATGAAATCAGTTTTAATAAAAATTATGTCATTAGGTTTCATGTTTTCTATAGATTCATCAGTAATATTATCTCTCTTGCATCTCTGACTAACACCACATGATCTATAATAGTCATCATCATGATCGAATATTAAATCTGCAACACATGGCATCCAATTATAGGAAATTATTTCATTATCAAATTTCATATTTTCCAATCAAAATTATTAAAAAATTCCTCGCCCGGACCATCTTCTATATACCAGTTACATTCGGAACCATGAACTCTGTGTTCATACGCCATGCCTGGAAGGAACTTTATATTTCCCTTGCCTTTCGCAATAAGAAAATTAATAAAACAGGCATCTCGATTATATGGTAGAAGATCATTAAAAAATTCTTTCTTAGTGTTTAATAGATTTCTTGCGAGAGAAGAATGTAAAAGAAAATTACAAGTATTCCACTCTGCAATACAAGGAACAAATATTTCATTAAAATTTTCAGGAGTAATTAAAACACCGCTCATATGATCATAATTAAAATGTGGTAATGCAGCAGTTGGTAAATATGCAGTGTTTTTGTTCAGCCCATTTATCTCATCTTCTTTTAATATTGCTTCAATATATTCTGGCCTAAGCATATTATCTGAGTCTAGAATTATACACCACTCATCTTCTTTTAAGTATGTGTAAGTTTTTAACTTGTTGAGATAGCATCCTAAGTTCTTTTCATTCTTGTATACTTCTACCCTATCCCAATTTCTTGAAACTAGTTTATCATAATCACCAGAATCATCATCTACTATTACTATTCTTTCTATGTTCTCATACCCCAAAAGTTGGTCTATAGTGGAGGATAAAAAATTATCATATCTATTATATGTTGGTATGGTTACTGTGAATTTCATATTGAAACCACTCCTTAAATTGTTCTAACGTAAACTCTCTGTGGTGCAAATACCATAAGTTATGTTTTGGATCGTAAGTATTATACTCCACACATTTCCAACCATCTTCAAATTTCACTAAACTAATTTGATGTTCTTTACAAATTTCTTGAGTATCAGAATTCCACTTATTGAAAGGTGGAACAAAAGTTCTTGCTTTTGCTATACTACAACTTGTCAAAATACTCATCTCTTGTGCTTCCTTAGAAAGAAGCCGATGATCAACGTGAATAAGTCCATGTCCTGCTCTTGTTACATTGTCTGGCAATTCAGGAACACCACAAGAATCTATTAGATAGAACTTTCTAAAATCACTATGTGCATTTAATATTTTGGGAAATATTCTCTCTTTATCTTTTCCTTCCTCGGAAGACATGTCATGAACTAAAGGAGAAACACATAAAATAATTTCACATCCTGGCACTTCTTTCTTTAAAAAATTAACCATAGCATTAACATTTTTCATGTCTGCGTTAACGCAAATGTCATCGAATCTAAACACCCTTTTCATTTCAAATCACCTAATAGTTTTTCAATTCTTTTAGTGTAGGTATGTTCTTTTATAAACTCATAACCTTTATTTGCCACATTATCAATTTCATCATCAGACATTTCTCTAAACTGATTAATCTTATCCTGAATGTCTGTTATATTATTAAATATGAGACAATTCTCATTGTCAACGAATCCCAGTTTATCATATTGATGATTTTTGTTTGTCATTAACAAAGTTTTACATCCCATAGTTTCAAAAGACCTGTAATTGATATCATTTGCTATATTTAAATTAAAGTGGCACTTATATGAATTTATTGCCTCCACCATATCATCTCCTATCACAAAGATATCCAAATGTAAATTGAAGTTGTCTTTCAACCACATCAACAATTCTTTTCGGTTGACATAATTTCCACAGAAGCCAAACTCTGTCGTCTTTTTTATGTTCAAAGGTTTAATCAAAAAATCATCATATGCATTTGGAAACCAAATATGATGTTTATCTTTCACGAAATCTACTGTCGAATGTAACAGATAATCATACTTGGACTTTTTGAAAATGTCCTCAAAAACTTCCTCTCCTCTAACATGTGCATCTATAGACCATGTAACTTTCATTGGATTTTTTATTTGTGATAAATTTGGCAACCACTCTTCTGTATAATTTTCTAAATTAAAAATTAAATCATATGAATTAAAATCCGGGGGGGTTTCATAGTTGTTGTGTCCGAGCCCCCACACATCACAAGAATGTCCCAAATTAGAAAAAGCCCTCTGGAGAGAAAAGCATTCTCTAAATTTTCTGTTTGCATCGTGTCTACCATTTTCTTGAATCGTTAAAACTTTCACTTCTTCTCTTCCTCTGAAACCAAATGTGAATGTTTTTCTAAATACTTTTCTAATTCTTCCTTCCCGACTCCTTCTATGATCTTTCCTATATGATCGTTATCGTGATATTTTCCACACCCCGGACACGGTGTTCTAGTACACCAAGAAACTGAACACCCTAGTTTACATTCTGGATTGCTACATGTTTTTTTATCAAAAGACGCATTATGCCACTTTGGGAGTTCTTTTTCCCACCAACCTTCTCCTCTTAAACGAGGAATTGGAAATGGTTTTCTGTCCTCTCCTGCAAATCTTGATTGATTTGGTGTCCAGTCATCATGAACTAAAGATTTTCCTTTTGTTTGTGGATATATGATCTTTTCCAAAAAATGTTGATCTACACCAAACCAATTATATTTGTCTTCCCGAATTGCAAAGTCTCTATACACATCTATAACCTTAGATATATTATCAATAGCATTACCTCTGACGCCAAACATACCAGCAGAAATAGGAACCCCATGTTGGCAACTATCCCTCATAATATGAAAATCCATTCCACTTTCTAACCATTCATCAACAGCGGCCTTATCTCTCGGAGACAACCGAGAATCTATGTCGCGGCTTATTATATAATCTGAATCATTATCTGCAAATGCATAGAATCTCCAAAGAGTAGAAAAATATCCTTCGTGGTTTTCAAACAAAACAACCTCTACATTATCTCTTGATTTTAATTCGTTTATAATTGAAGTGTCTATGGTACTTTTGTCTATGTAATATCTACAGGTCCAATCTGGCCATTCTTTTTTTGCTATGTCGGCATTGGCCAATGCTCCCATAATATAAGTGGCTATTAACTGCCTTCCCTCTTTCCACCAATCAGGTTGAGCCCATAAACAAAAAGATATTATTTTTTTCATCTCGCCTCCTCTGGAACTAGATGAGAATATTTTTGAAGTTCCCTTTCAAATCTTCCATTTCCTTGTATCTTCTGACCAATATAATCATTATCGTGATATTTGTTACAACAAGGAGCAACATTACAACAATCCGGTGGTTGACAATTTTCATCATGGAAGAAATTATCTTCCCAAGGTGTTTCGTTTTCCCATCGATTGTGCCAATCTGGAAAATCTTCTTTCCACCAACCATCTCCCCTCATTCTTGGAGTAGGAAAGGGATGTTTTTCCTCGTTTCTAAAATTATTAATAAACCAATCATCGTGCGAATACACAAAAGGAACTGCTTGTGCATATAGGACTTTCTCTAAAAATTTCTGATCAACGCCGAAGAAATCCGTACACTCTTCATGATTCTTAAAAAAATCATCAATCATATCAACCATGTTTCGGAACAAACCATTCCTCAATCCCCACATCCCTGCTGCCATTGGTTTTCCATGTTGACAAGAATCTCTCATAATATGAAAATCTTTATCACTCGTTAACCACTCATCTACTGCTTCTTTTTCTCTTAAACCAGTTCCATCATGTTTATTGTCGCCAGGACCGATGCGAGAATCGGCATCTCTAGAAAGCATAATATCAACTTCTGGATCACTCGCAGCATAAAATCTCCATAAACTGTTTAGAAATCCCATGTCTTCTTGCATCATCACAACTTCAGTATTATCTTTTGACGCAAGATCATTTACTACATTCTTTGGAACTGTTGGTGAAACATAATAACGACATATCCATCCAGGCCAATATTTTTTTGCTACGTCTGCATTTGCAACCGCACCTATAGTATAAACTAAACCATCGCCCCAAAGGCTATAACTTATTACTTTCTTTCCCATTAGTCTTTCTTTTTCCAGTCTTGATAAATGCATTCATCTCGTTCACGAATCAACCTTGCATAATCTTCATTGGGTTTATCATTTTCGTCAAACACTTGTCCGATGAATCCATTCCAATCTTCATTGAGAATTGTAGGGAACCCCGTGCTTAATTCTTTTATTCCGGGGAATCTCTGAACATCAAATCTACCAGAATAACAATTATACATGGGATAACTATCGTGAATCCATGCATCATCATTCAATATTTTATTCTTTCCCATCATCTTATAAAGAAAGTCACGAAGAAATCGTTGATCGATACCCTTCGTCACAAAATGTTCTGGTTTCAGGCAATTTGGTTCTTTATTTTGCGTCCGTCTATGTTCGTTTTTTAACCAATCGTCAATTACTGTCTGTAAATTTGAAACTGATTCTAACCCAAATTTATCGTATACATTTTCATTGATGATATTCAGTAGAGGTTTAACTCTACATCCCCACATTCCAGCCATAATTGTTTCACTGTGATATGGATGATCTCTCATTATATGGAGACATCTATCAGACTGATACCACTCTCTTACTGCTTCATATTCCCTATGAGAAAGACGAGAATCGGTATCTCTGAATATAACAACATCTACATCCTCGTTAGTATCAACTGCGTAAAATCTCCATAAACTTCCTTGCCAGTCATTGTCTTCATCCATCATAACAACTTCTGTGTTTTTTTGTTGTGAAATTTTATTTACAGTTTCTTCTGGAACATCACTACCAATATAAAATCTAGCAATCCAATCAGGATAAAATTCACTGACCTGTTCAGCATTACGAATTGCTCCGACATTATACATCGGAATGTCGCTCCACAAACTATAACTAATAATTTTTTTACTCATGCTAGTGTGTCCTTGTTACTTCTTGGGCCCAATAATAATGATACATTATTGAATCTATGATTTTTTCTTTCTTCAACAAACCGGATTTAAATAGTCTGTCACAATAATCACTATCTTCTCCAAAATCCTTGTCTGGAAATCCTATCAGTTTTGCAATTTCAGATCGTACTGGATTTAAATGGTTTATTGGGCGATATTGGATCCCATCATTATCTTTGAAATGTCCACCATAAGCATTTGCATGTTTAAACACCATTCTTTCTATACCGTTCACATAATACATTCCAGCAAAACCAATACAATCTAAATCATCATCCGATTTAATTGCATCAACAATCAATTTACAATATTCTTCGCTTATCAAATCATCATCATCAACAAAAGAAACAAACTTTCCTCTTGCAGCACTTATAATTTCATTTCTTTTTTGTCCTACACTCTTTTCCCCGTTATCAGAATTTACAATCACTTCTACGGACTGTATAGTTTCTGAATCTGTGTGTTGGTTTATAAAACCAAGAAGTCTATTCAAAAAATCTTTTCTTTCTTCTAATGTGCAAATTCCTATGGTGAGTAATTTGTTTTCTTTATCTTTGATTTTTTTGTTTTCTGTTACCATTTCTTTAACTCTTTCTTCAAAAGGTCTGGCATATTCTTTTGCTGTCTCAAAATTTTTCTCTACATACGGAAGCATTTCTTCATAAGTCGTTGATGATATTTTGTTACATTTTTCAATCGCATCTTCTGCACCATCCACCAATATCATTCCTCTTGTATCAAAGAATTCTCCGATGTTAGGACATCCCCAATACACAGGAACAGTTTTTGTGATTAACGCATCAATTAATTTTTCAGAAAAGTAATTTTCTATAGAACTACTTTCAATTGCAATATGAAATTGCGAGTTAAACAAATTTTCTTTATTATCATCTGGTAGAAATTCACCACCCTGAATGCCGCGCGGGAAGAACGGGGGGTGTCTTGTGCTGCTATAAAATTTCCTTGGGAATGTAGGCTTCAAATCATAATCATAAGGATCAATTTCATCTCTTAACGGATCTCCATCAGATGTCATACAATATGTCCAAATTGCTTTTCTTAATTTATAACCCTGTATAGATCTAGTATGGTTTGAATAAACAAAACTCACAGAAAAATCTTTTGATTTGTGTAGTTTATCTATTTTTGAAGAATCATATTCCCCAATACTATCTGGATGATTTATCTTTCCAGTATTTAACCAAGTAGTTCCATAAGGAAAAAACACTGCATTTGAACAAGAATTTAATAATTGTCTATCTGAAGTTAATATTAAATCATATTGTTTATGATTAGCAATCACCACTTCTAACATTTCCCTATTAGGAGAAGTGAGAGGTTCATTGGAATTTATATAAACCTTAAATGCAGAAGGATCATCAAATGGGATAGTGTATGTTGGAAAATTTTCTACCCAGTTGGGATGAACAATTATTTGGTTATTGTGAAATCTAGAAACATGAATCTCTACTGGGAAATCATAATCTGAATAATCTTTATCAAACAAATAATCAGAATTAAATGTTATTGCTTTCATGAACTCATCTCTTCTTTCAAAAACCAAACTCCCTGTTCTTTCATATCTTTTATTTTTCTTTCCACTCCAGGTCTGAAGTTTGCATGAACCACAAATTCTTTTCCACTACGACCAGGTCCTGGGTCTGGGAAAAATTGATTTCCATTTTTGACAAATTCCATATTGAAGGTTGAATATATAAAATTAGGAACAGCACCAATAGACAACAAACTTCTGATAACTTGCTGATCACAATAATCACCATAAGGATCAGTTTCATGTCTTGAAGGATCTTTTATGTGATGATCACAAACTTCCCACGCCTTTTCAAACAATTCTTGTGTCCCTTCAATATTTCGGATATAAACAAAACCAGCACAAATTGTTTTCAATTCATCTTGGGGTGGGATTGCATCGGTAGCAAATATTGCATTTAAATTGGTATCTTCTGATATGATATTTACTATCTCTTTAATGGTATCTGTTGGATTTTTAAGAAAGACTATATCAGAATCACTATAGATGAATGATTTTTTTGTCTTCAACTCTTCTAAAATTATCTTTAGTTTTTTCATCATAATTATCTTGAATTCGTCTGTCCCATAGGATGAATATTCTTCTTCTATTTCATCTCCAAACATATTCAGTTGACAGTTGAACTCGGAATCCAAAACATCATATGTTTTTTTATCAAGACAATATACGATTAAATTATTTTCGTCTATACCAACATTGATTGCACTTACTAAAAAATTTCTACACAACTCCAAAGAGCCAGCATTTGTAAATGTAACATAATCCATTACGATAATTCCTTTATCTTTTCAAATAACATATCATCAGCAGATTGCATGGTTTTTACTCTTTCGAGATTATTTTTCACTGCTTTTATTCTATCATAATACATATGAGATGTCAACATCTTTGTAATAGAATCTATTTCCTTTATTGGTTCGTCGGATAAAATTTGAATTATACCATCAGTATCAAAATACTTACCAATATTTTTGGTTCCCCAGTAGATGGGAATTGTACCAGTCGCAAAACAATCTGTTATTTTCTCAGTAAAGTAATCATCATACTTATCATTTTCAATAACCACTGAAAAATAATATGGAAGTAACGCTGATTCTTTTCTGTGCCATCCCCCTTTCTCGTTTCCTTTCATATGACAGCCTATTGCATGTCCAAAAGATCTACCAGTCATTGAACCATATGCATGGATCCCCCCGGTCCGGGAGGTGTGGTTGGAACCATAATCACCTTTCCTACCCATAGATACAATTTCACGTTTAAATTTATTTCTCAAATCATAGGTCTGTTCATATCCTGAAATTAAACCTTCGTGATACTGGTGACGAATTCTATGTCCCGGTGCAAACTTCTTTGCAGAACCTATAATAGAACAAATTGATTGTTTATCTATCCATCCGCCCGATTGGAAATTTTCATTTAGATTTTCCGAAATCCAAGGTAAGTTACTACCAGACAAACAAAAATGAATTTTATCATGTTTGTTTATTAAATCCATATCACAAGTAAATATTGCATCAAATGAATCTAATATTTCGTCAAGCATAATTGGGTTTTCTAATGCTTCATAAAGTTGCGTCACTATTGCCCTTGATTCGCATATCCACCCATATCTTTTTTGTCCTCTAGCCCGTTCAACCGATGCTGAATGTAGCATTGCATTATCTACCCAAACTTCTATGGGTTCAACACCACCATATCCATTAATCCATTTAAAAGTTTTTGGTGTTCTGCTGGAACAAGAAGATTGGTGTGCGCTGAATGGTAATCCTATTCCGCATAACGATGGTAATTCTGTACTCATTGTATATCTCCCGGTGATTGCCATTCTATAACCTCTTCAGAGAATCCTAATTTTCTAAGAGACTCTTTCTTACACTCGGAATCAGTTAATCCCATCGTGATATATGTGTTTTCATTTGTATAACCAGGCCAAGTACAATACTCTGCTCCTACAAATTTAACATTAATTTTTTTGACATATTCATTTACCACATTAAATAGAGGTTCATGATCAAAAACTCCGGCATCATTTTCAATAATTTGTTTAGTGGTATCAATCCAAGAAGAGATAAAATCTCTTGCTCCTGTTGTGTTACCGAAATATAAAGGAGAGGCTTTTATTCCAGATAGTTTAGTATTTGAAGTCGTAACAACAACATCCGTTCCTTCATTGAACTGATCATAAATATCAATTTTCTTATGTAATTTACTATCGATATCCATCCATATTAATGGTCTATCTAACTCATTCAAAGTGTCTAAGATATATTGGGGTTTACTTAGGCAATTCAGTTGATATGATCCTAGAGTTTTTTTCTCTCTAATATCATATGGTATACCTAACTCCTCACATTCCTGTATTAAACGAGAAGCATTATCACTATAATATGTTTTATCTTCTATATCACTATAGAAACTTATCAAAACTGTGTTCATAATAAAATCTCATAATTAACTATTACCAATATGATATTTGGGAATCAACTCCCAGTCATCTTTTTCTTTGTATGATAATATCTTTATCTGTCTTAAACTTGCCATAGACTCTTCAGGGAATTCCGGTCCAACAATTTCTAAAAGTTCCCACTCCTCAAGAAGATCAACGATAGTATTTCTTCTTTCAATGTCATTATCTGAAATGTTGCTTTCTAAGCCATCCATCTCAAACATTTCCTTGAAGTGCATTATAGCATATCTTCCTCTTTTATGGAGGATGTGACATGATTGGTATAATTTATTTTCTTTTCTTGAAGAGACTCCTATTCGGGTTAATGTTTCTTTTATTTTTAAAAAATCATCATCATTCTTTAAAGAAACTTCTACCCCCAAATCCCTAAACAAATTCTCATCAGACATAATATTTACTCTTTCTCTACATAATTACACTTTATGTATACCTAATGCTTCTTTACGCCTCCAATATCAAGGATTCTTCTGATATCTTTAATTTGATCTTCTGTGAGAATGTCAAATATTTCTCTTGTTTTTGCCTTAGAATAATCATAATATTTCTGAACAATAAGAAAGTCATCATTTATTTCATTCTTCAACCACTTACTGAATCTTTTTCTTTTCCTTAATGATGTTCTTAAATAATCAAACTGACACTTATTGTTGAGATTGTTTAATTTGTTCATTACATTTGCATGAAAAAGAGTATCTGGAAAATAAGACAAACATCTGTTGATAACGAATGGACTATAGCCTCTCTCGATAGTCTCATCTTCAGTATCCATGAGAGGTTCTTTTGTGTGGTTTATGCTATTGAGATAATCAGTCAGTTTCATCATGAACCACTGCAACTACATCTTCTCTGCGAATCACATCAAAATCTGCATGAGTGCCAATTCTAGAACGAGCATCATAAAGTACAGAATCACCTACATTATAATTTACCGGTGGGACATTACCATCAGAATCAGGAATTCCTTGTCCGATTGACAATATCTTTGATTCTGCAAAGGAACTGTCCAAAACTTGGCTCATTTTAACAATGATACCACTCTCTGTAATTTCTTCCTTTTCATAATCCACTTTTTCTAAAATTAAATAATTACCTTGTGCTAATACTTTGCTCATTTAAATTCACACTCCATCATAAGTTCTACTAAACATGCCACTAAATTTATTTCAAGATCTGCTACAAATGCAGACTTGTATTGATATTCCCCTAAAATTAGGATTCCTTGGGGTATGGAAGACGATTCCATATATTCATATAAATTGTCATATATCTTCCTGAACAATTCGGACGGTGAGTTGTCTATGTTGGAAACTGCCCATTTTCTAACCGATGAAAAATCCTTAGACTTCATAAAACTGATAAGATCTTTAATTTGAATCTCACCAATTTGGGTTAAAATGCCAACATCAATTGTTCCTGCAACAGAATATCTTTGAAGTTCATTGATAATCCTTCTGAAATCAGGAAAATGTTTATTTATTAATTCTGCCAAAACTGGCTCTTCAAACGAAACTTCCTCAGAATTTAATATATCACTCACTCTTCCAAGAAGTTCTGTTGCAAGAGAAGGTTTTTCTTTGCTTGGAATTTTAAATTCTATCACGGTACATCTTGAATGTAGAGGTTCTATGATTCTGTTTTTAAAATTACAAGTAAGAATAAACCTACAATTTTCACTAAATTCCTCAATGAACCCCCGCAATGCAGGTTGTGTAGATTGAGCGTTTGAATAATCAAACTCATCTAAAATGACAACCTTCTTTTGTCCAGACATAGAAACTGTGCTTGCGAAATTACGAATCCTTGTTCGTAGAGTATCGATGTTTCCATCTTCTGAACAATTAATCATAATATACTCTGCGTCCAATTCATTACAAAGAGCCTTTGCGATTGTGGTTTTACCACAACCTGCACCACCAGACAAAAGTAGATTTTGTAAATTCCCATTTTTCACCATATCCACAAACATAGTTTTTATGGATTTTGGTAAAATGCATTCATTTATAATCCTTGGACGATACTTCTCTACCCAAAGATATTCTTTCGCATCATTCATATAATGTTCTCCAAAAATCCAAAGACACATTATAAGTGTTCCGAAGTTCTTCGTCAATCATTTCTTTGATCATAGTCTCAAAAGAATATTTAGGCTTCCAGCCCAACTTTTCTCGGAGTTTTGTAGAATCACCTTTTAAATCTTCTAATTCTTCTGGACGAAGATACTTTTCGTCAAGAACAACATAATCTTCATAATTCATATCAAGAGTATCAAACGTATATCTACAAAGATCACGAACAGTATGAGAGATTCCAGTTGCACAGGTAAAATCATCTGCATGAGTGTGTTGAAGAATCATCCACATTCCCTCAACATAATCTTTCGCGTGACCCCAATCACGGCTTGCGTCAAGGTTTCCCATTGCTAATTCTTTTTGCTCACCCATCTTGATTGCACATGCACCTTTGACTACTTTACTCGTCACAAAATTAGAACCTCTTCGAGGCGATTCGTGGTTGAATAAAATACCATTTGATATAAACATGTCATAAGAATGACGATAATTTCTTGCAATGTTATAAGCAAACACCTTAGCACAACCATAAGGACTCACGGGACGCATCGGTGTAGTTTCTCTTTGAAACCCATCATCATCAATACAATTACCAAACATTTCAGAAGAAGATGCTTGATAAATTCTAGCATCTGGACAAACAAGGCGACATGCTTCAAGAACATTCAGAACACCAAGTCCAGTGGTAGTAGCAGTATAGATTGGAATATCAAAACTGATACGAACGTGTGATTGCGCCGCTAAATTGTATACTTCGTCTGGTTCAACTTTTTGTATAATACTTATCAGTGATGATAAATCAGTCAAATCACCATAATACAAATGTAATTTATCAAATACAGAATCAAGTCTTGCTGTTTGATTTTCTGCCACCGAATTTCTCTTGAGAATACCATGAACCTCATATCCCTTCTCCAAAAGAAACTCTGATAGGTATGACCCATCTTGGCCATTGATTCCTGTGATCAGTGCTTTTTTCATTTTCTTGCGTCCTCGTAATTTTCAATAAACCAATCTATACTTTTCTGTAAACCCATTTCAATAGGAACAAATTTATAATCAGGAAGAAGACCTTTTAGTGTCATGTTATTTGACGGTTTTCTTAACTGTCCATCCATTCGTTGATTAAATATAATATTACCTTCAAATTCCATTCTCCATGCAATCTCTTGTGCAATTGTTGCAATATTAATCTCTTCGTCTGGAGAAATGATTAATGGTTCAGGATCATCATAATTCCCCAACACCCATTGTGTAATATTACCAACATCCTTTGAGTAAATGAATTCACGATAAGGTTTTCCTGTCCCCCATATTTCAAAATCTGTGTTGTTCTGTTTTGCTATATAACACTTATGAATTAAAGAGGGAATCACATGTCCAGAATCCAAATTGTAATTATCATGTGGACCGTAGATGTTACAAGGTATTATTGTGACAAAATTGCATCCGTACTGGTCCCGATATGCTCGACTTTGAACCTCTAACATTCTCTTCGCGTAAGCATATGCATAATTAGAGGGATGGGGTTCTCCAAGATGAATCTGACACGAAGTGAGTGGATGAATTGCATCGTCTGGAAACACACAAGTTGATAAAAATGACACAACCTTCTTTACACCTGCAACCCTCGCTGCTTCAAGAACGTTGGTGTTCATCACCATGTTCTCGTAGTAGAATTCCCCAAGATGTTCCGAGTTGGCTTTGATACCACCAACCTTCGCAGCACAATGAATAATAGAATCAATTTGATTCTCCGTAATATAATTCACGACAGAATCTAAATTCATTAAATCTACGTCATATCTTGTCGGTTTAAATTCAGAGTCTATAGAAGAACCAACAAGTCCTCTTCCACCAGTCACTAATGTATTCATTTATCACCCGTTGTATTTAGAATCTGATTCTAAAGCAATCCAATAATTAAGATCTTGATTATCCTTCTTGAAATTACTAATGAATCTATCACTGATAGAAACTTCATAATTCCCAGATATCATTTTTAAATTTTCCACTTTAAAATAAAACTCAAAATCGTGATCATCATGCGGTAATTGTCCAACTTCTATTGAATAATAATTGCTACTAGGATCAGATTTATCCACCACCGAAAGTTCAAGAGAGTTTCCATCACTCCGAAGAACCAAATCAGGTAATTGTAAAACAGAAGAGGCTCTTTGCAATTCAGTAAAATGCGATTCTGTTAGATCAAACACCACAACAGGATCAGGCATCTCTATGTTTTTGTTTACAGTAGTCAATAATCTTGGTTCAGAATAGTAATACTTGACTTCTGATTTTCCAGAATCATCTTTAATAAGTACATATTTCTCATTGAATTCAAAATCAGGATCAGTAAACAAAGAAACTGTACCTAAAAATTTATGCAAGTCCCAAATACCAAATTCAACATCAAAATCTTCTGATACAACACATTCTGCCATAACATTTTTTACTGGAGAAATTGTTTTCAAAACACTGCCTGGTCTTACCAAGATATTTGAATTGATTGTTGAAAAATTCTTTAGAACATTTAGTGTTGTTTTTGATATTTTAGTAACTGCTGCAACTTTAGTTGTCATAATATAATTCCTTTTGGTATCACCAATTTTCACCGTGAAGATCATCGTATAAATCAGGATCCACTTCACCATTCAAAAGATCATTTAGATTTTTTTTATCTATATTTCTTCTTTTTTTTCTCTTTTGTTTTCTCATACTGCTGGTTTGAATACGCTGTCGTGGTTCATTTTTGTTATCTCCTTCTGTATTATTATACTCTCTATTTGTGTCGTTCACAATCTAAAACTCCTCTATATGTGAAATTAATTGTTTAAGTTTATTGTTTATAAAATAATCAAGAAGACCATTTCTGCTTCCTGTTATTTCCTTTTCGTATTCTTCTATGATAGATTTTCTAATATTTTCTGGAATGTATTCAAAATTAATCATTTTCTCATTTCGGATCCAATTCTTTTGGATGTTGTGGTCGTACATTTCACCCATCTCATAAGCGACTCTATACCCTTCTATCTTTAACTTTCCACAAGATTTTTGTCTTTTCCCTTCAACCACAAAGGTATCATCATCAGAAAGAATATTTGGAATACCATCTGATGCATCTCCTTTTATTATATGCTCAACCAAAAATGTATCGGGTTCTTCGCAAACAATATGCTTTTTTGTTAGGGGACTGAACTGAAAAACATTTGAATATTTTTGCAACTGTTTGAAATCTTTATCGCTAGAAACAATCATAAGTTTTTCTTTAGAATAATATTCTTTGCACAGGATTGCAATGATATCATCTGCTTCTGTGCCTTTTATTTTAATATTCTTATATGGGAAATTTTCTTTTATTTCTTGGTAGATATCATCCATTATCTGATGTATCTCATCCCAATTCAAATCAGAGTTCTTCCTTTTTTTGGATCTGTTTGCTTTATAGTTTGAGAAAATATCCTTTCTCCAGCACATACCACCATCATGACAAATAACCAATTCCCCATATTCGGAATGGAATTTATTTCTGTATATTCTGTATGTGTTAAGAACAAGATGTCGTATCACATCTTTGTTTATTTCGGAACCCATCTTTAACGATTGAAACAAACTAGCAATTACTAATTGATTATTATCAAGTAAAATAATTTTCAAACCTCTCTATTCTAAAATTCCACCCATTGTGAAATCCCATTATCATTTTTTATATACCTATATAATTTTCCTGAATCACTGTCGATCCATTCATCACCATGTACAGATTTTTCTGGCGGAGAAATTGAATAGGAAAATGATTCCATTCTATTTTCGTCCAATTTCTTCCAGCCTGCCTTTTCCCCATGTTCGGGAGACATACCTTCAACCCTTCTAGATGCAATATATTTTCTTCCTTCTTTCTCAACAACATCACCTTTATTGTAAACAATAGGTTTTCCTTGAGAATTTTTAATCTCAAATGTACCGACGAAATTATACATTCTTCTTTCCTGTTATCATTGCGTCTTTTATCATTTGTATTTTATCATCTGCCCATCTTCTCATATGATTTCTGTCTTCTTTATTAGTATTGCTTTGATAAAAAAATAACTTCTCAACCAAAAATTCATACTTTTCTTCAGTTTTCCAAAATATCTTAACCCGGATATCCCTTCCCCTCTCAAAAATAGGATAATCCTTTTTGGGACCTACCTTATAGACCCTAATAGACAGATGGGGTGAAATTATACCAAGTGCTGATTTCAAGTATTTCTCATATGAAAGATTTGAAACTTTACTAAGTCCAGAAATGTTTTCTTTTATTTTTGCCACAATTTACTCACACCAATTCCAAAACTTCTTCCGTTATATTCGCTACACTATTTAGAATATAATCTAATGCTTCATATGGATCCATATTAGAAGAAGGTCTTCTGTCTTCTAAATATCCCTTTCCATTATTATTGACAGTATGAACTGGAATTCTAATAGAACAACTTCTGTCCATTTCACCCCAAGTAAATTCAGATGCACTTGATGTTTCGTGTTCTCCGGTTAATCTTCTATCATTACCAACACCATAAACCTTTAATGCGTCTTCGTGTGTACTCTTTAAATTGGCACACAATAGATTCATAATAACCATATTTCCATTTTCTCTCATTTCTTTTGTTGAGAAATTAATATGAGCGCCAGAACCATTCCAATCACCCTGAACTGGTTTTGGATCGTATGATATATACAGATTCATTCTTTCTGCTAATCTTTGTAGAATAAAACGACTTATCCAAAGATCATCAGAAGAATCAATTGCATTTTTAGGTGTTGTTTGATATTCCCATTGTGAAAGCATAACCTCTGCATTGGTTCCATATAAAACAACACCTGCATTGTTACATGCCATGGCATGTGATTCTGCTAAATCACGACCTTGTGCTACATCCGAACCAGTACCACAATAATAATTACCCTGTGGCGGAGGATCTGATCCATATTGATCCCATCCCAGTGGTTTATGATTCATAGCATCAAAAATAACATATTCTTGCTCAATAGCAAATTGAGTTTCATTTAGTGTTTTTGGATTATATGAATTCTTAATATTTTCAATTAATTTATGCCTAGTGTTTGATGGATCGGGATTTCCTTCATTGTCATATACTTCACACAAAACAATCCAAGAAGGAGTTCTTGCCCTTTCGATAGTATTTGCAACAATCTTCACTGGTTTTAAAATACGATCACTGATATTATCAATTGTTTGGTTTGTACTAGAACCATCAAAAGACCATTCTGGTGCCATCTTAATTAGATGATTTGGTGATTGAAGCATTGCCGTGTTTACTTCAATGTATCTAACTTTACTTCTAATTCTCTTGGTTTCTCCACCATCCAACCAAATATATTCAAACTTCATCAACTGAATTGGTGGTTGTTTTTGTTGTTGTGGGTTGTTATCTACTGGAGATCTCTTCGGGGGAGCAGGAATCTCCTCACCATTTGCCCACTTCTCTAATATATCCTTCTCCCTAAACCCACATACACTATTTCCATTAGAAGCATCGATAAAGAACGGAGTTCCGCATTGAACATTATGCTTCTCTTTAATACTATTTGCTTTGTCTCTATCTTCCTCGTTCTGAACATCAAGAGTTGTGATTTTATAACCATCCTTGATGAGTTCTTCAACTACTGGATCAGATTTTGTACACCAACCACAACGGGGGTTCATGATATAAAGAAGTTCACTCTTTCCGCATTTACAATCTTTATTTTTTCCACATTTACATGCCATTTTTATTTTCCTTTTTCATGGTTTCCAGAATACGAAAACTGGTTCGTATTTTAAATATTTATCATCAACTTGACAGAAATTCTTACATTTAGGTTTTCCATCTTCACCCACTCTATTTTGTCCTGGCATTCCTTCCAGTCCCATCTTCAACTTGTACTTATATACCATACCAAATGATTCCAAAATGTCAATACTATCTTGCTCTATTGGTAGATATTTTCCGCTAACTAAAACATCTGCCACATTCCATAACAAAAATCTTCCAGACTTTAAATACTTTGCACATGTTTCTAACGTGGGTGCTAAGAACCCGTGGCGCCATGAGTCGTATGATGATCCGAACTTTTTATAGGATTGGTTTTCATCTTCGCTATACGCCTCTCTATTAAAATACGGCGGGGAGGTAAATATGAGATCCAACTTTCCTTTGTACTTTTTAAAGTCTGGGTTGATGTGGATGACTTCTGATCCTTCTTGGAATATCTCGTAAGTGTTTGTTTCGGAAAAGAATGGATTTCCCCTATAAGTTTTGGTATTGTAAAAATCTGCAACAGAAGCA